GATTATGACCTTCCAGGTGCCAACGGTAACTGGTTCTGGTAGTGGATCGCAGTCGCAACTTAACAATATGGTGCTCTCCCAGGCCGGTACAAGTATTTATTGGGGTGGACTCGGCGCACTTGGCAATGATGAAGGTGTTGGTGAGATTGCATACTTCGGCACAGCGGACGGGACCGACACCTTAGCTGCTGGCCGCCTCATGTATATGAACACTTCGGGTGTTTGGAAATACTGTGATGCAGACGCAGTAGCTACTGGAGCAACACAACTTCTTGCTATCGCATTAGGCGCAGCCGTAACTGACGGCCTACTTCTCAAAGGCTTCTTCAAGTTGAATAGCTATGTTGAAGGAACATGGAACGAGGGTTTGCCGTGTTATGTGAGTGAAGCAGCTTCAGAGATTGATTTCACTCAACCAAGCGGATCTGGAGACTTTATTCGTATCGTTGGGTACGCGATTGACTCAACCAACGTGATCTACTTCAATCCCGACAGCACCCACATTGAGTTGTAATGGCTGACTATGTAAAGATTGATGGCGTTGCCGCAGCCGACATTGTGAAGGTTGATGGCGTTGCCGTTGGCAGCATTACGAAGGTGGGTGGATGCACTAAGCCTGCATCCGGGGCAACCGTGTGGTGTATCGCTGGGCAGGATGGCGGCGTAGCTACCGCAGCAGCCTCCGATTTGAACGATTGGACCGGCTACGTTTCTGCCGACATGAGTACCCAGGACTATATCTGCATCGCATTTGGAAAGAACGACAGTGGGAACCCATTATGGGTCGTTGGTAGCCAGAATGCCCTCAAAGAGATCAGATACTCAACGGACCCCACAGCCGGTGTTGACGCATGGACAGACGTAAACATCGACCACCAAATACGTGGGCTGTCATATGCGGGGTTAGACGGCACCGACCAAGTTTGGGTAGGCGTCGGCGCGAGCGGAAGAATGTGGCGCTCTACGGATGGAGCAGCCAACTGGACCGAAGTTGACATATCGGGTCTGGCCAACAAGACCTCATTGCAGATCGATGAAATCGTCACTGACGGTAGCGGCAACATGATTTTCGGGCAAGATACCCGGATCTACCACTCAACAGACCATGGCGAAAGTTGGGCGCAAGCAATCGATTTGTCTGATAGCCCTCACAGCGTTGATTCAGCAGCCAACATCCATACTTGCGCCTACACCAATGGCAAATGGTTGGTCTTTCTCCGCAAGTCTGGGCTGACCAACGTGTTCTATGCTTCATCGCCTACCGGCACCTGGGCTCTATGCACAGTCGATGGAAACGCAGCATCGGGCACCGACCTATGCAACGCGGGAGCCCGCCGCATGGGCGCAGCAAACGGCACGGCAATCATCGTAGTGGGCAAACATGTTTCTCGGAGCACGAACAGCGGCGTTGATTGGACCTACACCGAGGATGCCTTGCCCCACGGTGATCCCAGAGATGTATACGGTGATGGAAACGACAATTGGGTAGTGGCTCACGATAGTGGGCGTGTGTCAATCAGCACAGATGACGGGGCGAACTGGGCTGAACAAAGTGGTGTTCAGGATGGCGGCAGCAACACCAACCTACGATTCCCAACCGGTGGCAGCAATATCGAGGATTTGGATGCTGTTGCCTGTGACGTAATACTTCCGATATAAGGGGAAAAAGAAATGGCACTTACAGTTACTGGGTTCAGCACTACCGCTCTCGATTACAAAATCGTGAATGAGAGCGGATCAGTGAACACAATGGATGGAAACGTTACAGGCTCCTCGGGTAGCCTTTACTTCCTGGATATCGACAATCAAGTCTCTGCGGTCATGTACATCAAGGTGTATACAACTGCCAATGCCGTAATCGCTGATGACCCCTCCATAAAGTTCGAGCTTGCATCCACTGCCAAAGAGAAGATCGTTTTCCCCGATGGTCTGGCATTCACGGAGTTGAGTTTCTTTTCCACAACTACTAAGGCTACTTCTGGCTCTCCGAGTGCACCTGGGGGAACCGTTACCATCACCGCAGTCACCTCGTAGGAAGACCGATGTCAGTCACAACTACTACTCTGGCCAACCCGTTTGGCGCAAAGATCATCATCGATACTGATGCCGATGCAACAGCAGAGGCAGCAACCACGAGTTCGACTACGTTGTATCAAGTGCGGATTGACAACACCCAGAACACCGCTGATGTGTATGTGAAGCTGCATGACCTGGCGGTCGGTTCGGTCACTGTGGGCACGACGGCACCCAATCATGTTTTCTTTTGTCCCTCGGGCACCAAGCTCAGCTATGTCATGGCTTCTGGGTTGGCTTTCGGTACTGCGATCTCCATGCACGCTTCCACCGGAATCGCTACTCAGAGTACCACTGGCCCCACCAATGATGTCGAAGTCCGACTGCACACCTCGTAGGAAAACCCATGAAGAAACTCATCGATGCTCTCTTTTGTTCACAGAAACGAATCTCTTGGCGACGGCTTGTGGTCCTCGCCCTGGGAACTGGACTACTCGCTGCGAGTATGCTGGATTCGACTCAGTGGTTGTATTTGGGCCTCGCCTACATCGCTGGCGATAGCGCCGAAAAAGCCATGGGCGCAATCGGGAAGAAGTAAGTAAGGCATGGCTCTATCGATTTCCGGTTTTGATGCGGCTCTGGACTATAGGATTGTCCATCAGACCGCTGGAAGCCCGACTGCAAATGAGAATGTGACGCAGTCGTCGGGTGACCTATTGTCAGTAGCAATCAACAACAGCACCGGAACAGCAGCTTGCTATGTCAAGATCTTCGATGGGACTGATCCCACTCCAGGCACTTCCATCCCGCAGTTCGTGCTTAGATGTCCCTCTGCGGCTCTTCAGAAATACGAGATCCCTGAAGGATTCAGTTTCACGAATCTCAACTTCTGGGTCACCAAACTCGCAAGTCCAACTGATACTACAAGCCCCACTGTAAGTAGCGGTGGGGTCGGTGTTACCCTGATTACCAAGTAGGAAGCGGCATGGCGATCACCAAAATCACAACGCCCACTGCCCTGGCAGGGATCCTGGTCACTTCGGACAACGTCACAGCCTCGGCCAATGACAACGTGACAGGCAATAACAGTGGCCGTATTTACCAAGTCCAGGTGGACAACACCGGGAACACAGTCACCTCGTACCTCAAGATCCTGGATGCCTCGAGTGCTACCCCAGGCACCTCCAACCCGGACCTCACCTTGGCAATCCCTGCTGCCAAGAAAGTCACCTACAATATGGACATCGGGCATCCTTATGCCTCGGGCGTCAGCCTTTGGTGCACAGCCGGGGCAGAGGTCGGCAACACCCAAAGCCCCGGTAGCGTCGTCGCGTTTGCGCTCCTGGCATCGTAATGGATGCGCTTTCCATTGTACTTTTCGGGATTGCCGGAGTGATTACGGCTTTCATCCTTGGGCAATCCCACCCGAAAAGAAAGAAACAGGGGGGAGTTCCTGTGCCACCCAAGAACACTGCTGCTGATGCTGCTCGCGATAACGTGCAAGAGACTTTCGAGGCCGAAGTAGATCGCATCAAAGATGCCGCCGAGAGCAGTACTCCCGCTGATGACTTAGCTGATCTCGGCAATGCCCGGAAGCGACGATGATTCTCATTCTCACCTTCTCCCTGCTTTCTTGGGCAGATGGGGGTCCGGGGGCCCAGCTACCCTCCCGGCCCGAACCGCCAAAAGCAATAGAGGGAGAGTGCAAAAAGGTTTTACCGATCAATAGGGGGCAACCACTTCCAGATCCTTTTCGGATCTCCCTTAAATCCGCTCCTTGTTCTGGGGTGGTTGTCCCTCTTTCCGATTACGCAGATCTTTTGGCCACTGAGAAATGGGCAGAGGCAATCGCGCAACAGTACGTCATCGATATTCGGGTCTTGGAGTCTGATCGAGATTGGTATAAGAGTAAGTTAGAGGAGGAATCTCAGCCTCTCGGCTTCTTTGATCGCCCATCCACGCAGCGCTGGTTTGGTAGAGTTGAAACACTTGTCACAGTCGGAATAGTTGCCGTTGGGCTAAGTGCTGCATATCAGTATGGTTCTGGGGGACTAAAATGAAGATCAAAGATTGGGCTGCGCCTCTTATCGCCATTGTTTTCGCGGCTGGAATCTCGGCAGCAACACTCGATGCCACTGCTGAAGACACCGAGGACTTGCAAGAGCGAGTGGACGTATTGGAAACAAAGTCCTCAAAGCAAGAAATCTTCGACCTGAAGATCGAAGGCGTTGAAGCGCGCCTCGACAAGATGGAAGACTTGATGGGCAAGATGGTGGAGATACAGCAACAGCAGGCCATCAACCAAGCCAAGATTTGCCAAGCGACCAACGCAAACTGTGACTGATGCGGCCTATCCTTCTCGACTATGCCGCTTCTTTGGGGCATACGGTCTTCGAGAAGGGGGAGTACAACCTCAATATCATTGGCATTCGCACGCCTGATGACAGTGCCAATAGCTTCAATGATCGGATTTGTGTAGCCTACAAAGACGGCCTCGGGTGGGTCACCCGCACCTGGGCAGCGACGACAGACCCCGGGCTATACTGGAGAGAGAACCCAGGAAGAATAGAGGGCACAGCTATCCTCGTCCCTGGGCAGTATCGTGGGTGCTGGAAGCTTGGACGCCATCGCGGAAAGTACCCAGCGCTCGTACAGCAGGGTGGAATGGTCAAGGTGTACCGAGACGCCAACAAGAATGAAGTTCTCGACATGGATCCCGACACCGAGAAAGAAGGCTACTTCGGAATCAACATACACAAAGCTGGCGATGTTTCCACTGAAGTCAATAAGTGGTCCGCCGGTTGCCAGGTCTTCGCCCGAGTAGATGACTTCTCGGAGTTTATGAGTCTATGCTACTCAGCGCGAAACTTGTGGGGAGACTCGTTTTCTTACAGCCTCATTCAAGCTCCGGAGTTCTAAAGAACCGTCACTTGCGACACATCGCAATATCGAAACTCGCCATCAGCAGTCTTGACCATGTGCTGCATTCCTTGGAACTTCATACCAGCAGCCCGAGATAGTCGTGCTACCGCGTGATCACGGGCAGCAGCAGATGTAAATGCAATCTCTGTTTCTTTCCCATCAGCGGAAACCAGAGCTTTGAACTCCGCAGAAACCTTCTTCGCAGCAGCCTTCTTCGGGGCGGCTTTCTTCTTGGGGGTGGCTTTCTTCGTGGGCATCGGATCCTCCTGATAACAAAGCATAACATTAGAAGGGCGGACTGCTACACCCCACCTGGGCAAAAGCCAGGAACCAATAGCTTGTGAGGGCCAGGACAATCAGCCCCATCAATGGCACAAAGTCTTGCCCAAGAGTTCCAGCGATAAGGCAAAGGCACAAGAGTTTCATAATCATAGGAATATCACCTACTTAGGTAGACTCCACCCGGGCCGTGAACCCGGATGAAGAAGTGTTCTAATCCGCAGGAGGGGAGGGGAAGACACCCCGCACTGGCTTATTCCAGCGCCGGGCGCTCCTTCCACAACCCCTAATGGGGCTTGTGGCCTCACGCGCGTAAGACCATTCATGGCTTAATCTGTTGCCTTAGATGCGGCATCGCTTTTCAGTGCCTCAACCTCATCACGCAGAGAGTGGCTCTCCGCGATGTATGCCCGAATGATTCCCTGCAAGCACTTCAAACAAGTGACTTTATTGAAGTTGTCCGTTGTTCCCTTCAAGAAGATCCATTGTCTACAATAGGTTTCTGCTCTGACAGAGCGGATGCTTTCCCCCTGCTTTTTCATCTCGCCGGTCCAAAGGTGTACAAGCTTCTTTCCCATTCTTCCTCCAAAAAGCCCCAACCCCCCCGTCCGGTAGGAACCGCACGTTCGGCCCACTCTGCTTTGCAGGCTTCCTGATTGGCGTGGACGAGGGGGAGGGGAGATTACATAGATTGTTCATGGACAGTGATGCCGCTTGGCGTGGGCAGAAGGACATGGGAACGCCCGCTCTTTTTCCCTTTCTTGACGAGCCCCTTCGTCGACAAGAAGATCATCGCCTCGGTGATCCCGTGGAAGTTTTCTCCCAAGTCCTCAGTAATGCCTCGGCAAGTCCACTCTCCGGGCTCACTGACGACGTAGTTGAGCACTATCCAACGACGGCCTTTGGTTTGCAACTTCATGTTCCCCTCAATAGCTCAGGCGCATACAGTCGATGAAGTAGCACACCCGAGTCTCGTTGTATGACTCCCATTTGAAGTAGACGGGAGTCAGTCTCAGGCTACTCCGAGCTGTGATGGGCATCCCTGGATCCAGCCCATAACAGGGCCGTTGCGAATAACAGTAGTAAGAACCATCGCTCCCAGAAAGTGTCCAACGATACGTCCAGCGTAGCTCGGATGTTATTGTGTAGGTGTGGGGCTCTCGCAAGCTTTCCCACTCGTAGTGATGCTGAGGCAAAATCATCAGCATAAAGAATCTCGCCATTTCCTCTCCTTGGTACTCCATGCCTGGCTTTAAGTTTCCCTGTACGCAGTGCGGTCTTTGCTGCACCAATGCCGGTGGGGAACGCCAGCTTTCCTTTCTGAAAGATGAGGGCCTATTGAACAAAGAGGGGAAGTGTGTCCACTTGGAAGAAGATCTCATCGAGGGCAGGCTTCTTCGAAGATGTGGAGTATACAAGGATCGCCCTTTGTTATGCCGTACTGATGTAGCTGAGAAGTTGACCAGACCCAAAGCAATGGCCCGACTCATCTTCTGGAGACTCACTGCTTTGGGCTGCAATATCCTGCAAGAGCAAAACGGTTTCGATGAGTCTTACCGGGTCAAGATCCCAGCTTCGTCATTGACCGAAGAAGAATCAAGCGCCCCAACTCAGTCGGATGAATAGTCTTTTTCTTGCTGACCATTCCTCTCCGCTGCAAAGACCGAACATTCTCTCTGACAACTGAGACGCGAATCTCGATGTCTTCAGCGATCTCTTTGATTGTCCACTCCCCTGGTTCTGAGACGGCATAGCTAAGTACAGCCTGGGCAAGAGAACCGCGAAGTACGAATCTCTGTCCAATCTTGACTGGCATTATTTCAGCTACGCCTCGGCTTCAGTCATCCCGAATACTCTGAAGAATAGATACCCAAGGATGTCGATCAGGTCAGATGGGGACACATCTGTTGAATACTCTACCATTGAGAGCATTCTCTCATTAGCGCAAAGAGCGAAACCCGCAAGTTTCCCCCGAGAAACAACAGGCAAAACGTTCGCACCACTCTTCTCTTCCAAGATATCTATCAGTTCGAAGGCGCGCTCCCACTCCCATGGACAATCCTCTTCGAGGACATCTGCAAGAATGGAAACTTTCTCAATCATTTCCTCAGCCTTTCCATAGCCTTGATCAGCATATCAGCTACCTCATGGAGTTCCATCGCCAAGTCCTCAGCTTGGAGACATTGAAGCGCATCGTCAGCCAAGTCTTTGGCTTCGTTGACAGACTTCAGATGTCGACAAAGAGGGCACTCCAACTCAGAATGCACAATCAGCATCTTGTCATGTTCATCACAAGAGAAGAACCGACGACCCATCAGTTTCCCCCAAGAGAGACATAAGTCCATGCTTGACGCGGTTTACCCCGTGGCTTCAGCGTAGACATGATGATCACTTGGCAGTCTACCTTCTCCATTTCCTTCATGGTCTTGGCCAAGGTTGATGGATCCCACATCCGGTCATCGACAACGATAAGCGCAGGCGCATCATCTCCACTGACCAAGGCAGCAGCCATTGCAGCAAGCGTTCGGGCTTCCGTACTACCCGACAAGGCAATGTGCATTCCGTTCTCTCGGGCAAGTCCCATCTTCAAGGAGCCGTTGTCCATGATGTCGAACTTGTCTTTGCTTGGAAGGAATCCATTGACCTTGGCTCGGTACTCCGCCCATACCTTCTGCTCGGACAAGATAGCTGCCAACGCTTCGACCAATGCCTTCTCCAATCGAGCAATCGTTTCTACTTTTTGGGCACTTTGATCTGAGAGAGTCTTCATTTGGAAAGCAGCTTGGTACTCACCTCGGGCAACATACGCCTCCTCCACATGCTTCCGGGCATCCGCTGGAGTAGGGATACTCTGAATCTTTTCCTTTGGCCCAATCGCAGCAAGCGATGCTTTGATCTTGCCCAAGACGGCAGACTCCACACCTTGCTCTCGGTATGTTCGGTACATCTCCTTCAGACTTTCAAGCCTTTGGGCTTCGCCAAGCTGAAGCCAGAAGTCCGAAATGGCGGAGTCGGAAACCCGAGATACCGTCAACGTCTTCAGGATCATATCCGCCGCATTCCCCTGAGCTTTGGCTTCCCGCTTCCTCTTGCCCAAGGTAGTGATCAAACCCGTGAGAGAGATCTCTTCTTCTCGGGCATACCCATCGAAAGAGTCCCAAAGACTTTTGGGCAAATGCGCCTTAATCTCATCTTGAGGTGTCTTCTTGAGAATGTTTTCATAGAAGAACTCCCGAACCTTTTGCTCAGATCCCGACATTACGGAGCGCAACTCATCCACCGGTAGAGCAAACCCCTCGACGCCGGATCTATTCGGACGCTTACCCTCTTCCAGAGTCCACTCGGCCGACTCGCCATCGTCCATCTGAACCTGGGCAAACACCGCCTCGCAGCCTTCGGGCCGCAAGACAGCAAGCTGTGTTCCACTCTTGATGGGTTTGTTCCGGTACAGCATCCCCGATGCAGACCCAGTCAGCGCAAGCTGGACTGCCTCGGCAATCGCAGACTTCCCGCTCTCATTCGGGCCCACCAGTAGGGTGTGCTTGCCCAAGGTGTGAGTCCGCGAACTCCCATCTGGACTTTTGATATTGGTTGTGACTTCTTTCACCCAACTCATTTCATCTCCTTCTGCTGCTTACCCATCTCCAGAATGGCAAAGCAGTACATTGATCTTGGTTTTGTTTTACCTGTTCGCCATCGGTACACACTCATCGAACTGGGGTGTGCCCCCCCGGGCATCTGTTCCCCGATCCCAATCGCAATCTGCTCATCTGAAAAGCCAGACTTAATCAAGTCTTGGAGGACTTGAAGAGTCTCGGACATCTTCGCTTCATCTATATTCATCGTGCGCTCCTATGATGTGATGACCCGAAACCCTGATGTCCAATCGTCTGGGTCGGACGGCTGAACTTCCTTTACCCTGTGAAGCTTCTTCTCATCTTTGTCCCAAAGAACAACCTTTCGACCAGCATCTAATGCGAGTGAGAGGATTGCTGCGGTCGCTCGACCACAAGTTTCTCCGGGCACTACAAACATACGATAACGTATGTCGCCCGTTGTTGCATGCTTTCTTACAACAATCTGCTTCTGCCACTTCTCCCAGTCACCCGCCCAGGTGAGCTTGTGCTCTTTCCGGCCCGAGGTAACTCCGATGGCTGGGCTTGCGTGTGCCCCCAGCTTTTTGTGGAACTGTTCCCGGAGATACTCTTCCAGATCTTTTCGATCAGCTTCGATCTCTCGGGGTGAGTCCGCTGCCGGGTGCGCATAAAACACTCCCAAGGATTTAACCCTTCTTCCATCTGCCATTGCTCCACTCCTTGTATATGGCAGGCTATTACCCCGGCCTGCCAGCGGTCTTTCTCTGGGCTGGAGGGGGTGCGGGGGGCTGATGAACCCCCGTTTCCCCGGTGCAAACTCCCTTCCAAAGAGTTGGGGGGATCATGTTTCCTTCCAACTCATCCCAACTTCAGCTTCGGCTGTGTAAACAACCCGTGCGCCTTCACGCCTCTTGCGGGTCATCGCAGCCTGGAGAAGACCCTTCATCTCCTCCGCATCATCTTCTTCTACTTCAATCAACAATGAATCATGGCACTGGTTTACCAAACCCGTACCCTTCTCAAAGTCGAACGTGATCGGCTTGATCTCGTCCAAGTCTATTGCTTGCGTTGACCACCCAGGATTGCCCGTAGTCAGGTGAAGCATTGCTTCATGGATGACTACTGCTCCACCCGTTTGGATGGGGTGATTCACAAGCTCATTAAGTTTCTCTTCATCCTTGAAGTCTCGCCGTCTTCCCCACAACGAGTCCGCGATGTAACCGTCACGTCGGTACTTGTTCCGCGTCTCCTCCCACCAATGGGGAATCTCAGGATCCGCTCGTTCAAGACCTCGGACAACATCTCGGATGTCTCGCTTGTTGAGGTGGGCGTAGATGAGTTTTCCATCATCGTCTTCAACACTGACAACTTGTTCCCAGATTTTGGGGACGCTGGCTGCGTATTGCCAAGCATACCGGACATTCTTGGTAACGCCTCGCGTAGCCTTGAATGTGCTGCTCCCTTTCTTCGTGCGATCTTTCGGTGCGCCATCGAGTGTCCAGATCCCTGGGCCATATACGATCTCCATCGTCTCATTGTGCGGGTCCAGCCCGGAGTTAATGACTTTGATAAGTCGTTCTGCCTCTGCTTCTTCCGCAATGTATCTCAACTCCAACTGGTCAGCGTCCGCACCAACGAACATATGGCCAGGGGCAGGAACAAAGATGTCGCGTAGATCATAAGGAATGTTTTGAGCGTTCGGCTCGGAGGATGAGTAGCGACCAGTAGCAGGTAAGCGGTTGTATGCAGGATGCACTCGTCCGTCAGGCAACACATAGGTGTCTTTCAGTGGTCGGATGTATGTGCTTAGCAGCTTGGTGTTCCGCCGCAATAGTCTGATGGATTGAAGGAAATGATTCTTCTCTTCATCCAAGCCATACTCAGTGAGCATTCGCCGCAGTGTATCATCGTCGGTTGATGGATCACCGCTCTTCTCATTGTACTTGACTGGGGCTAAGTCCCAGGTATCAAAGAGGAATCTCCTCAGTTGATGAGTTGAGTTTGGGTTGAAGTCCTCTGGGCCAATCTCCAGGCATACCTTTTTGTGCTTCTCCAATGCAGCTTCGTAGCACAACTCGTGCTCCAGTAGTCGGCTCCGATCGACGTACATGCCCAACCGTTGCATCTTGCAGCCAATGTCTTGGAGTTGATGCTCCCGTTTGATGAGATGCCATTGCTCTCTTTTACGGATCACTTTCGCCAAAGGAGTCACGACTCGGGCTGTGACGCAGGCATCCTTGGCGCAGTAGGTATGCAACTCCTCATCACTTCGGGCAGTGACCGCAGTGTGGTCAGCCTTCCAAGCCTCAGTGAAATCAGTGTATCGAGATCCCACAAAGCCCAGGTTGTGGGGCATCTCATTGTCAGAGAGCAGATGCAGAAGAAGGGTATCAGCCGAGAGTTTGGGGGTAACGCCCAGACGTTCCTCGCAAACCAAACGGTCGTACTGCCCAGCATTGTGCCCAGTCAATGGGACTTGGGGATCCAGTAAGAAATGCTGAATCAGTTGCAGTACAGTGGCCTCGTCCCTTGGGCTGAAGAAGCGCGCTGCACCGTCAATAGAAAGGATAGGAATCACGACAGCGGTATCGTTGTTGGAGAATGCAATACACCGGAGGTTCGCATCCAATGGATTCTTCGCATCGGTCTCCACGTCATACGCGACTGCCTTGCCCTCTTGGCGTAGCCGACGAATCCCAGTGATTACTTCAGCCACACTGTGGGTATGGAGGATCTCTGGGTCTTTCCAAGAAAGGTTTCCTTGAAAGAAGCGGTTGGCCTTCGCAACGTCATGCTGAAAAGTGGTGCGCCACTTGGGAGATCGGATAACAAAAGCAGGATGAAGCGTGTAAGCAACAAGGATCTCGGTGCTCGGATCCCAGGGTGCGGGGATAGCCTCGCACGTTCCTCGGAGCTTTGTGATCGAAGGGTTTCCTCCACGAAGAGACGCCGCAGCCGTCGCACCAAGGGCGAGAAAGTGCCGGAAGTTCTGAAGATTCTTGTGGAGTCTGGGCTTACAGCATGACTGTGGGGTAGCCCACTCACTCTCATCCTTGGCTCGCCGCTTCCGATTCCGGCGGCCCAGGCGCAGCATGTATCCCGACAAATCGTTTTGCTTGGGGCGGCATGCGAGCACATTGTCGATGTGGCATTGATGACGTTTGATGCCCACCAGTGAGAGCGCGGCTTGCAACTCCATTCCACTTGGGCCGACGAAAGGTCTCCCCTCTTCCACTTCTTGTCCGCCCGGGGCCTCGCCTATGATGGCGATGTGGTCACCAGGATGGCGTTCCGCTTCAACAGGGAAACGATTCCCGGCGTGATGCAGGTCGCATCCAAGTGGACACGACCTGCAAAACGCTCCATTCAATGGTTCGAGACTACTCATCATCCAACAGGAAGTCGAAGTCGTCTCCACCATCTTCGGCGTTACCGGAATCCTTTACCGGAGCACCGCCGCCGTTGGCCGGGGCAGCACTTGCGCCATTGGAACTCCCATTGGTCGGGGTTTCAATGACCACATCCGAAGCGGATGCGTTCGAGTAAGCAGCCATCTGCTCCCACTGTTGCTTCGAATAGAAGATATAGCGGGCGTAGCTCCCATCCACGCGCTTACCAGCATTGTCGGTTTGAGCCGGAGTGTACTGGAAGTACACGGTACGACCGCCCAACTTGTGAAAGGGAACCTTTCCCTTGTTATCCAACTTGCCTTCTGGCACGCCAGCGGACAGCAGGAATGCCTTCAGGAAAGGCAAGCTGCTCACATTGCCCAGCCCAAAGCTTTCCCGATGGCGAACGCCTTGGGTCAGAATGTAGGCATACAGCCGGTTGGTATCAGGGAAGTGCTTGAACTCCACGATGGTTCCATCGTGAAGACCAGCGGGCAAAGTACCCAGCCCACCAGCAGCGCTTACGTCGGTAAAGTCCAGTTCAATGTTCAGAGCATCCATAATGTCACTCGTTTCCTATGGTGTTTTGTTGTTGGAAGGGAAGACCAGTAGCCCCCAATGGGGGAGGTAAAGAGAAAATGACCCTCACCAGGGACTACCAGTCCTCCGAAGTTTCCTCGGTGAACAACTCATCGAGAAGATTGTTTTTCGCATTAAGGAGAACAGCACGATGAAGCGAGTCTTGGATTACCCATCGAACGTGGGTATCCTCATACTTCTTCCGCAGCTTGTCGGCCGCAGGCTTCAGCGTTTCTCTCCAAGATTCAAGCCCCGTCTCCAGTACCCGGGCAGATAGTTCTGTTACAACTTTCTCCATCCAGCCCATCCCCTTGGGCCGAGGGAGTTCATAGCCTGCACAGCGTAAGGCTTCCGCCAGATTCATCGGAGCGGGATCCGGGAAAATGTCCAGCCGATCCCCACTGATGTATTCAGGGTTGGGGCCAGTACGGATGACGTACTTCCAAGGGGCAGCGGTCTCATCGAACTTGGCTCGGGCAACCACGTCAGCGAATGCTGAGAACTGTTCTGGAAGTTGACCAGGGAGTTGGGGTCCGCCCCGTACATACTTCCCGGATGAAGTCTTCGGAGGCGATTCATGGCAGTTGAAAATAACATGGGTTCCTTTCGCTGTAGCAATCCGTGAGGCATCGCGCATGCCCAATACCTGATGTCGGAGTGCTCGCCACATATCTCCAAAGGAATGTTTCTTCTCCAGTTGCTGGATTGTCTGCTCCACCAGCAGAGAGAAGTCATCGACTACGATGGTGGGCGTCTTGCCAGCATTATTCTGAACAGCCTTTGCTGCCTCTTCAATGGTATTGGGGCAGTAGTACTCAATGTCCTTCAGCCCAAGGAATCGATTGATGGGAAGGAGCCCACCGGGTTGTGCGAGAAACATTCCTCCCGCTCCCGCTGCTCCGGTCATCGTGCTCTTGCCCACTTTCGATGGGCCGTAAATCACTGCGAAGATTCCAGAACCATCTATCTTATTCGCTTTCATCACTTACCTCCTTCTGGCTTCGCACCAAGCGGGGCCATGGTCACTTTCTCTTGAAGAGCGCGTACCTCTTCCTCCAACGCCGCCGCCTTCAAGAAGAGTTCGCGGTAGTCCACCATCAACCCATCGGCCAGTCCCTCCAGCGCCAGGATGGTTGACTCATTGTGCCGCCTCTTCTCAGCGTAGGTGTCATTGTAGTTCTCAATGAATGCCCGCCTGCGCTCGGTGAAGGCAGCACTGTGTCCCGTGTCCATCGTGGGATAGTCCAAACCCTCCCCCTCAATGGCATCCTCCCATGCATCTTCCGCTGTCATGGACAGGTGGCGCAGGCGAGACTTCCTTGTTTCCTCATCGATCCCAAACAGGCATCCATGCAGTCGGGGGCTACTCATCACTTACCTCCCTTGGCTTTGTTGTGCTCAGGGAAACTTGGGAGGTTCTTGGCTGCCTGCGATGCACAGGCTTCGATTCGCTCCTTAAAAAAGTTGAGTGCATCGTCAAGGATGGCAACATTGATACCGCTTGAGTGACCATCCCAGTCGATGGGAATCTCTACCGGGATCTCGATGCGGGCCAAGCTGTCGTAGTGTTGGCCCCGCCACGCTGTATCTTCCCTCTTGACGGTGAGAGTGAATCTGAGAGTATCAGTGA